GCGGGAAACGCTAAATATGTTCCGCCCGCCGAGCGACGAGAGCGTATCACAATGGGCCGACAGATGCAGGATCATCGTTGGAAAAGGCGCCCCGGAGCCGGGGCCATGGCATACTGACAGAGCGCCCTATCAACGGGAGATCATGGATAGTTTTTCGCAGCGAGGCGTGCGTGACATCGTGGTTATGTCAAGCGCCCAAATCGGAAAAACGGACATGATAATGAACATGATGGGCTATATGATCGACCTTCGCCCAGGTCCGAGCCTGCTTGTCATGCCTGCCGAGGATGACGTGGACAGCTTCTCAAAGGAGAGACTGACACCGACCATCGAGGCAACGCCCGTTTTATACGATAAGGTCTACGGCGGGAACGGCAGCACGATCCGCTATAAGAGCTTTGCGGGCGGCTTTATCTCAATGACGGGCGCAATGTCGCCTGGCGGACTGAAAAGCCGACCCATTCAAAATCTGTTCATGGACGAGGTGGACGGCTACCCGCCATCCGCTGGCGTTGAGGGCGACCCCGTATCACTGGCAAAAAAGCGCACACAGAATTTCACCTTTGCCAAGCGCGTATTCACCAGTACGCCGACCATCAAGCGCACAAGCCGGGTTTACAAGGAGTTTTTGAAAGGCACGCGGGAAGAATGGGAAATCCAGTGCGCCCATTGCGGTGAATATAGCCAGATCATATTTGACGATATACGCTTTGAAAAAACCGAATCTCCAGACCTGAACGGAGAAAAGGAATACGAGGTACACAGCGCCGTGTGGCGCTGCCCCCATTGCCAGGGCATCATGCAGGAGCATGAAGTGAAACGCGCCCCGGCAAAGTGGGTGGCCTACAATCCGAACGCCCTGAAAAACGGCGTGCGCTCTTTTCACATCAACGCTTTTCTTTCCCCGTGGAGCAACTGGAAAGACGAGTGTAAGAAATTTCTTGATTCAAAAGACGATCCTGAAATGCTGAAAACCTTTTACAACCTGGAGCTGGGATTGCCTTTTGAGTACAAGGACACCACGACCATGCCGGAGCTTCTGTATGCACGACGCGAGCATTATAACGCGGAAGTCCCGAAAGGCGTGCTTGTAATCACAATCGGTGTAGATACACAGGATAACCGATTTGAGTATGAGGTTAAAGGTTATGGTCGTGATGAAGAAAGCTGGGGAATCCAGTATGGCGTTATTCCGGGCCGCCCGGACGAGGATAGCACCTGGGAAATGTTGGACGAGATCATAGACCGGGAATGGCACATGGAAAACGGGAAGAAACTGCGGGCGACGGCGACATTTATTGACGCTGGCGGTCATCATTGGGACGATGTGACGAAACGATGTCATGCGAGAAGGGCAAAACGAGTATTCGCTGTGCGTGGCGACAACAAGGACACTGGCCCGCTTTTGAGCCGTATTCGACAAACGAAAAACGGGTTCAGTGCCTATAAGCTCAACGTCTACGTCGGGAAGCGTGCCGTGCTTTACAATGCCGGGATCAATGTGCCGGGGCCGCGATATATGCACTTTCCTGATGACGAGGGGAAGGGTTACGACGAGTTCTATTTCAAGGGCCTTATCTCCGAAATGCCGAAGTTGACAAAAAAGCGTGGCGTATATGTTGATGAATGGACGAAGGTATACGAGAGAAACGAACCTTTGGACTGTTCCAATTACAGCAGATGCGCATACAAGAGCATCAATATCGACATAGACGCGAGAGAAGAACGATTATACGGCGCAAAGAAGATCAAACCCGCAGACACAAGCGGAGGGCCAAAGAAACCGAAGGGCTTGATTTCAAGCGGCATCAAGATTTGACACAGGAGCATGGGGAGGTGGCATAGGTGGCATACCGAGGCGGAAAATATTACAACACGGCATACACCTACGAGGAAACTTGTACATACCTGACGCAGTACAAGGAGGCGCTGACTGCGCTTGTGGACGGCCAGGCGCAGTCATACAAGATCGGCAGCCGAGAGGTGACGCTGCTCAACCTGGAAGAAATCGAAGCTATGATTGACAAATTCGCGGCGATCAAGGAGAAATACGAAACGAACGTGCGCCCGCCGCGCAATGTGGCCGTGGTATTCCGCGACACATAAGGGGGTCTGACCGATGGAGAAGAAGCGCAGAATAAACGGCATGACGCTAAAGGAGCGCGTGACGGCTCTGGTAGCCCCGGAGAGAGGCGCGAGAATGTACCTTGACCGAGTGACGGGCAGAACGCGGGACGGCGGGAAACAGGCCAGCGCGAGCGGCTACCGCTACCACGGAGCCAGCCAGACGCTTAACAGCTTGATCGGCTGGGTGACTGGCGGCGGAAGCGCAGAGGATGACATTGATCTCCAAGGTTCACGCCTGCGTGTCCGCGCCCGCGACTTGTACACTGGCGGCGGGCTGGGGCGCGGCGCTCCGGCGACGCTGGTTACAAACGTGGTGGGCTGGGGCATACGGCCCAAACCGAGGATTGACGCGGCGCTGCTGGGTATGAACGACAAGGCTGCCGAGGAATGGCAGGCTATGGCGCTGCGGGAGTTCAACCTGTGGGCGAAAACGCAGATGTGCGACGCGAGCAGGCAAAACACATTTTGGGAGCTGCAAGAGCTGGCTTTCAGGTCTATGCTCATGTCCGGCGACGTGTTTGCGCTGTTCGGTCAGAAGCCCAACAAGCGGAACCCTTATTCGCTGGTGCTGCGGCTGATCGAAGCGGACAGGGTTTCAACGCCGGAGAGCCAGGGCGACAGCGAGGCGCAGAACACCGACAACGGCGGGCGAATCGTGGATGGCGTGGAGATCGACAAAAACGGCGAGGTAACGCGCTATCACATAGCGACCTATCACCCGTTGGCTGATGAAACGCCGGATCAAATCACCTGGGAAGCCATAGACGCTTTTGGCAAGGACACGGGAATGCCGAATGTGCTGCACCTGATGACCATTGAGAGGCCGGAGCAGCACCGGGGAATACCGTTTGTTTCCGGCATGATCGAACAAGTGAAGCAGCTTGACCGATACCTCAATGCAGAGCTGGCCGCGAGCATCGTTGCCGCCATGCTGACCGTATTTATCACGACGGACAACACCGACGATGACGGCTATGATTCCGTGAACGACGGCATATCCGACGATGAAAAAGTCACGGACGATCCCATGAAGATTGAGCTGGGCAACGGCAACGTGTACGAGCTGCCGCCCGGCAAAAAGGTGGATCACATCGGGGAAAACAGAGCGCCCACGGCGTTTGACAACTATGTTTCCCGCGTGATTACAATGATCGGCAGCAGCATGGAAATCCCGTATGAAGTATTGATGCACCGATACGACAGCAACTACACCGCCTCCCGATCTGCAATACTGGACTTCTGGAAGGTGGTGCGCAGATACCGCCAGCAGTTTATCCAACAGTTCAACCAGCCCGTCTACGAGGCGTGGTTGGCCGAGGCCGTAGCCCTGGGGCGCATAGACGCTCCGGGCTTTTTTGATGACCCGATGATCCGCGAGGCGTGGTGCGGTTGCCAGTGGATCGGAACCAGCCAGGGCCATGTCCAGCCCGTTCAGGAAGCAAACGCCGCGAAAATACGCATGGATTTGGGTATCACCACGGGCGAGCAGGAGGCAATGGAATACAACGGTTCCAACTTCAACGAGAACCTACAACAGCGCGGGCGCGAAGAACAGGCGAGGCAGAACGCCATGCCAAAACAGGAGGTGCAAAAAACCAATGCCGAAACAAAATAAAAGATTTGCGCTGATGGCGAGCGTTACCGCCCTTGGAAACAGGCGTGGAGAGGTTATGATCTACTCCATTATCAGCGATTGGGCCTGGGGGGACAGCGATCCCGTTGTGACGAGCAACCGATTCGACAAGGCCCTCAAAGAGCTGGGGGACGTGGACGAAATCACCGTGCGGATCAACAGTCCGGGCGGTGCTGTGAGTGAGGCAATCGCCATCCGCACAATGCTGATGAAGCATCCCGCAAAGAAAACGGTGGATATTGAGGGCGCTTGCGACAGCGCGGCGACGCTAATTGCCTGTATGCCCGGCGCAAAGGTGCGCATGGCAAAAGGCAGCGACTATATGATCCACCGTTGCACCTGGGG